CAACCCATTTCGCTTTCAGCAAGAGATGGGTCGCCGCACAATTCGTGCACTTCTGCGGGTCGATAAAATTTTGGATCAACCTCAAAAATTAATGCACCATCTTTAGTATAATATTTTTCATCAGCTTCTGCGCCTCGCGATTCAAATTCGATACCTGCGCATTTTAGAGCTTCTTCAAGAAATTCACGCACTGCGTGCATCTCACCACTACCCAATACATAATTTTTTGGAGCCTTTTGATTGAGCATTAACCAAACACCTTCCATAAAGTCTTCTGCGTCACTCCAGTCGCGTTGAGCTTCAATGTTTCCAAGTTTCAAGATAGGAATTGTTTTATTTGATTCTAGGGCAATTTTTATTCTTGCTACTGCGTGAGAAATTTTACGAGTCACAAAATCAAGGCCGCGACGACTTCCTTCGTGATTAAACAGCCAGCCTTGAACAGCGTAGAGGTTGTAAGACTCTCTGTAGACGCGAACAATGTGCCTAGCTGCACATTTTGCAGCGCCATAAGGGCTTTGCGGGCGCAACGGATGCTCTTCGTTCTGAGGGCTTGTTATAACGTCCCCGAACTCTTCGCTTGATCCGGCGTTGTAAAATCTACATTGCGGAGCGAAACGGCGAATAGATTCCAGAATGTGAAGCACGGCATTGGCATCTGTGTCCCATGTTTGAATTGGATAATTCCAGCTGCCCGCAACAAACGATTGCGCCGCAAAATTGATAAAGTAGTCCGGCTGAATATCAAGTATCACGTCGCGCATACTGTGTGCATCGTTTAAATCCATGTCGATCAAATGGAATCGCGGCTCATTTTCTAGATGCAAAATATTCTCATGATTTTTGACACTCAGCCTTCTTACCGAGCCATATATTTCATGACCCGTATTCTTTAATAAATAATCTACCATATGACTTCCGTCTTGGCCCGTTACTCCTGTTACTATTATTTTTTTCATTTTAACATTAAGATTGTGTTTTTTGTTTCTTTTGTCATTGGGGTTGGTAGGCAGTTTTCTTCTAGCCTAAAAAAACCCCACTCTTCGTGCTCCATTGAGTCTACGGCATCGCTGCTTGGGAAAATTAAAGATTTTATATTCGTAAAATATGCGTAAAAAGTGCCCCCGTTTTCCATTGGGAAAGAATTTAGATATTTTGTTTCGTTTGAAATGCTTATTCCAGTTTCTTCTTTAAATTCTCTAACACAAGCGTCTAGAGGCAACTCTCCTTTTTCTATCGCCCCGCAAGGAAGCGACCAATATCCAGGGAAGTTGGCGCAAATTTTAGCTCTTTTACCTAGTAGGACCAAGTTATTTAGTTTTACTAGCAGTCCTGCTGCGTCATACTTATCCTTCGAGAAAGTCATCTAGTTTCACCTTGTTTTGCCAATGCGGGCATCCCTTATAATTCATTTTAACAACCTTTTCTCCGAGGCTTTCGTCTGGATCAAGAGAGTCTCTCTTTTCAATAAACGATGTTTTTAAAACTTTTCCGTCTTTGTCTTGTATTGCGTAGTATTCCATAGGCTTTCTGTACGGACAGATAAAAGCTTTTATTGGCTCTCCGTTCTGATCTAGTATCGGCTCTCCCCTTGATATTTTGTAGCCGTCTTTTCCGCAGGCGAGTGGACCGCCAAACGTTCCATCTCTTGGGTAATCTTGTGTTGCCGCAAAATTAGACTTTGCGCAATCTTCGTCAAATCCGTCTATATATTTCTGAAACTCGGTAAGCTGATACTCAAAACCCTCCAACTCTTCTTCGGTGATTTTGTCCATCCTTACATAACCTTTGCCTCGTTCCCCGAGTACGTCTTTTTCTAAGTCGAATCTTAAGAATATAAATTCACTTTGAGGCTCTGTTTCAGGCATTAAATGTTTCACGGCTAAAGAGTATATTAAGTTTTGTAAATTGTCGGTGATCTCTTTGCCTTTGAATACTTGTTTGCTGCTTTTGAAGTCTCTAATTATTACGGAATTATCTTTGTATTTAAATAGTTTATCTATATATCCTCTGACTGCATAGCGAATGCCTTTTTCGGGCTTGTCTATCTCTAAGTCAAAAAACCTTTCTGATTCTGCCTCTTCAGGCTCTTCCTCTGTATCCCCGAAGAAATCACAACGAAGTCCCGCAACGATCATTTCGTCGATCAAGTCCAGGTTCTCTTGATCGTTCACCTTTAATTCTTCTGCTTCCTCTTTAACTTGAGCGGCGACAACCTTGGTGTTCCATATTGTTCCTTCTTTTATTATTTTATTAAATTCAGTTTTATACTTGTCTCCTAGAAGTTCGAATATGTTGTGACATATCGTTCCTCTGCTCGAGCCATCGTTTCCTGCCTGGGGAAGTTTCAGTTTATAATTGCACCAATAAGTCCAAGAGCATGTTTGCGCGGTTTTTATTCTACTCGCTGATAATTTTGTTAATTCACTCATTGGTTATTATTTTTTTATTTTTTAATAAAGATTTTGGTAAAGTTTTGTGCATTTTGCTTATCTCTTTGACTATGAATGATCTTTGCTTTTTTGCGTCAGAGGATAATAGCTTTTTATTCCAAGAATTAAAATCATTTGTAGACATTTCTCCAAAGTCTTTTGCAGTAGGCAAGCAAATTAAAATTTTATCAGGCTCAAAATAATTTAATAATTTAAGATAGTTTTTTATGCAGGCTTCTAGTCCTCTGTTTTTTGTAGATGCGGAGTCGTTATTTAGGGAGAGTATTATTCTAGAAACTCCTAGCGAGACTAAAGAGCATATCAATTTGTTTGAAACATCCAGTCCAAAAGTAACCAGAACATTGAAGTGCCCGTTCTCGTTCAATTGAAGTAGATCTCCGATACTTTCAACTAAAACAACTTCTCCTTTGTCTTGTATGTCTTTTAAGGCCTTGGGGTTGTTGTATAATGGATACACCCATGATTTCTTCTTTCCCACATGTTTCCATTTGGGGCGACCTTCTATAGATGTCATGTCCCTACCCGAGAATCCATATATCTGAGAGAGCTCGTTGTAAATAGGAAATATGAATCTTTTATTCAATTTCCCCGCAGTTGCGAACCCCCCTTTTAGGTTTGCTAAAACTTCATCGCTGATGCCCCTATCATTGTAGAATTTATAATGCGGTAGCAGTTTTTTCAAGCAGTCTTCTGGGTATATTTCTTCCATTTCTATTTTTTCTATTGATTCTATTTTATTATAATGTGAACCCACGTCCTCTTCTTCGAGATATTTTTTGATTGCATTTTTGTCGTTGGTTCCAAGCGTTATCTCTACAAGTCTTTTGAGGGGAGAGAAATTACTCCCCTGCACATGGTCTTTCCAGACTCCACTATTTTTGTATATCTGAATGGCTGTGGAGTTGTCTCCGTTTCTGAATATCGCATTGGTCTGCCAGTAGGAGCCTCTGTCATTAAGCTTGTAGCCTAGATTAATTAAGCAGTCTTTTATTTTATCTGTAGATATCATATATTCGGAAGCTCTTCTAGGAAGTCTTCGACCGCGCCGACCCCTTGGGAGTTTACGTTGTCAACCAGATCCTGCAAGTCGCCTTTTTCTTCAATACCAAAGTTTTCCATGTGAAGGTTTATATAGTTGTTCTTTTTTGTTCCATCTGGCATTTCCACGGGTTGAAGTGCCCTGTGGACATCTTTGCCTAGCCAGCGGTATTTTAAGGATATTAATTTGTGTGTTCCAAAATCTTCTGGCTCAGATTGAATTTCGTCCATGGTCTTTTTTCTAAGCAAAAATAAATGAGAGCAGAACTGCGTTATCTGGTCAGATAGAGAAACAACGCTCTCGTCGTCAACTATATTGTCTGAGTTTCTGTTGTTTGTTATTCCTAGCCTGTTGCTCTGGACGCTGGTCAGCATTGATACTGTAGGGCCTTCGCTGAAGCAAAGCTCTTTCTGTATTAATTGTTTAAACTTGTCAACCATTCTTCCTACAGTTTCCCAAGAGCTTAAGCCGTTTTGTTTTTCGTAAGATGTTTTGATATAGTCAAAGCTAAAAATCATTTTGTTTCCTCTTCCCACCTCGGAGAAATAAAACCTTCTTATGATATTAATCATGCTCTCTATCGAGTGTCCCGCCACATTATAATAGAAAAATTTAAAATCTTTAACTTTCTTCCATGTGTCTCTAACTTTATCGATCACTTCTTGCCCGGCTTGCCTCCACCTGCCTGTTTCTAGCAAATGCATGGGAACTCCAGATAGGGCGGAGCACTGTCTTACTATAAGCTCCTCTTTGCTCATTTCGCCATTATCAAAATGAAGGATCGGCACATTATTGTTGATCGCAGAGACTTTTGTGCAAAAATCCATACAGAATTGCGTTTTGCCTACGCCAGCCCTAGCAACAACAACCGTGATGTTTCCAGGTCTGAGTAAAGATCCATAGCATTCGTTTACTCTTTTATGGGGGCCCATCAGTCCAAACTCGTCGATAGGGTTATTCCCTCTGTCTTCTATCCAGTCCTCCATATCATCAAAAAGATTTTCAGGATTGCTTGAGCCTATCTCGTAAAGATTTATTTTTTCGTTATATATTTTATCTGCTTCGGAAACTATTTGGTCATATGTCGAGCTCGCAGAAATGCTTTTCATGCTTTTTGCGACATCTATAGATGCATCGTGAATCTCTCTTCTGACTGTAATTTTCTTTAACTCTTTGGCTGTTTTGACGACACCCTCTTTGGATATCTGGCGCATTGACAAAGCTTTAATATAGTCCCCAATATTTATATTATCCTCAAAAGACATGCCTAGGGATTTAACCCTCTGCGACAATAAAACTTCATCTAAAACTTCAGAAGCCTCTAGGGACTGACGAAGCACACAAAATATTGTTTTATTAACCGCTGTGTTTTGGGAGAAGAAATCCTCCTGGGTTATGAAGGCTGCGATTAGGGGATAGGACTCTGGGTACTTAATTAGCCCGGCGAGCAAATGTTGTTCTAGTTCATATGAATATACCATAATAGAATGGTATCACACATGAATTAAAATGTCAAGAGCTTTCTTCGTCTCCGAGATCTGTAGAATCTAGATGCAGGTCTTGCGTTGCTACTTGCTCTAGGTATTGCTCTAGGGCCTTCCTTAGGCCCATTTCTACTATAGGAGAGGAGGCTTTTGTTATTATAGAGGGGGTTCCCATCTGGTTTACGTGGGTTAATATAAAGCCGCTATCTCCGCCTGTGGAACCCGTAAACTCAAAAATTTGAGAAAGAATACTCTCAGGGAAATTGAATTCACTTAAATTTTCTGGATCAATATTTTCGTCGCTCATACATTATATTACACAAACTATAGATCTACTCCAAATTTAATAAATAATTCTTCATTAACTGTATCGCTTTCGTATATCTCTATCAGTTTAATATCATTGATTTTGCAAAACTCTAGTTTATCTGCGTCTCTTTTTAATTGATTTATGTAATTAATTTTGTTTTTTCCGTGAAAAAAGGGCACATACTGAGTGTGCTGTCTACCTTGGACCTCTATTGCTATTTTTTTATTAGCATTGTAAAAATCAAGAGATAATCTGGTTCCTACAACTGGAAATTCTTCGAAAACGATATGCTTGTGCCAGTATTTTTTTAAGAATGTTTTTGTTGCTTTTTGAAGCTTGCTCCTGCTGTGCCCATCCCAGTCTACTAGATATTTTTTAGATTTAGATACGGTTCTTTCTGAGCCAACAAGAGTTTTAAACCGCATCGGTCAAGCTCTTAAAGTCTTTGTATAGAAAATCGCTAAGAGCTTGGTTTTCTTCTAGGAAACTTATAATCCTCTGGTCCCCTTGAAACTTTTCCGGAATCTCTATTTTTTTAGAGCCCAGCTCTTTAATTAGATCTTCGGATACCGATATCCAGGCTCCGCTTTTGCTAATTAATTTAAATAAATATAGCATGTCAAGAATTTCTCTCGCCCTCCATACCGAGCTTCCTTTTTTTTGCCCGTATTTAATTGGATACCTTACGACAGATCCAGTTTTCTCATTGACACTTTTTCTGAATTTTATTTTACAATAGTGGCCTATGGGCTCCCCTTTGGCTTCTAGCGTGGTGGCGCTAGGGTTTTTAAATATCATATCAGAAGTATACCTCTCTTGAAATTCAAGAATAAAGTTTGCGTAGTGCTTGACTGCGTTCCCGCCAGCTTCTTTTGTTTTTGGACCGCCTCTTGCAGCATAAGGGTTTGTCGCGACCTCTACCCTGACTTGGCTCGTCAGTATCATCGTGTGTCCCATTTTAGATATTGGTAGTACCATTTTTTTTAAAAAAACTGAAGTTATGAGAGCTCCCCCCGCAACCTGCTCCGATTCGGCGAATGGCTTATTTATGTCCCCAACCCTGCACAAGGCATCAACACTATCAATAATAAACATGTATTTCTTTCCTTCTTCGTTTTGGAAAACAAGCTCCCTTACCAATTCAAAAACTTTTTCAAAAATGTTACAATCAAAGATAAAAAATTTATCAGGAGAAAGGTCAACTCCTGCCCGCTCTAGCATTTCGGGGCTCAACCTACCTTCGCTTTTGATGTATATGATCATGCCTTCTTTTTTAAAATGATTTTGAAAGTTTTTGGCAAAAGATAGCGCGCAGCTAGTTTTGCCGCCTTCGTTTATCCCTGTGAACCTATGCGCTCCAGACGGCAGGCCTCCCCCTAGAGCCATGTCTAAATTTAAGCTTCCGCTTGATATTTTATAATCTTCCGATTCATAAAAGTTATAATGATATTTCTGGTTATCTTTATCATTTAAGAATTTAGAAATTTGATCTGTAGTTTGCGGTTGTTCTTTTTTTGTTTTACTCATCTATAAATTGTCTTATTGTTTTTGTTTTTTTTAGGATCGCTCTGTCTTCCCCTTCTTTTTCGCCAAGCTTGATGGTTATTTTTTCAGGGATCTTATAGGAAAATTCCCTATACTTCTTTTTAATAATAAGTAAACCTTTGGGAGATTTCAATACTGCCAAGGAGGGCACCTTTCTTATTCTAACTTTTTCCCAGAAATCAAGGTCTTGAAAGGTGGACATTAGATCATTGAGCAGCTTCATTTCTCTGGCCCAGAAAATTCTTTTTTGATTTTTGGGCTCGACGACTAGCTTTTTAATTAAGTCCCTTTTGTTTATTTTTTTCACTCAGTCAGTATAAGTGATTGAGCGTTTTTTGTCAAGGGGTAAATTTATATTCAGGTTTACTTTTTTTATATTCTCTATTGTCTAATCTATTGTCGAGGTATTTTTTAATGTTAGATTCGAAGACCTTTAGTAGGAGTGGGCCTTTTCTTTCTGGGCAGATCTCGTCAATCTCGCAACCTATGGATTGACAGTTTAGTATTTCAGCTTTATTAAAGTCGCCGACCTTGGTGAAGGTGTGGGATCCGCCCAACTCGGAGGTTACTTCAACGGAGAAGTTTCCATTACCTAGGTTGTTTTTTATTATCAGAGAATTGTCTTGAGCCCCTGACGCCTCAGATAACAACTTGTCTCTTTGGGTTTTTAGTTGTTCGATTTGTTCTGAGAGGCCTATGCATTTGGAATGTTCTAGCTTTACGGTTTGATTTTCGCTTTTAAGTAGATCTATTTCAGATATTAATTTACTTGTGTTTGCCGACCGCTCTTTAAGCTTTAAGTTTTCTTCCTCAAGGGTCAGCGTTTTATTCTTGAGGTTCGCCATGTGAGTCAAGCTTTCTTCTAGCTTTTCTTTTAGCTTTGTTATTTTATCTTTATTTTCTCCGTGCTTTGTAAAGACGCTTTTTATTTCTCTACAGTCTTCGTCGAACTTTTCGAGCTTGCACAGAATGTTGCTTTTTTCGTTTTTTAATTTATTTAATATAGCAGATTCCTGTTCTTTCTTTTTTATTAGATTGTCAATTTCTTCTTTTATTGGAGAATGTTTTTCCATGTCGATTATACTTTTCTCTGTTTCTAGTTTGATTAGCCTTATTGCGTCTTTGTTTTCAGAGATTTCTTTTTGGTACTGTTTTATTTGCTCTTCGTGGAGATCTATAATTTTGGAGTTTTCGTCAATATCTTTTTGTCTCTCTGTGAGCTCTAGCTCTTTTGAGGTTATTTCTCTTTCCTTGAATTCTAGCTCAGATGTTTTTTTGATGTAAGATTCTTCGTCTATAATTATATTTGGAAATCTTTTTGATA